CAGAACCTACGGAGAATCTGGGCTAAATACAAAGAAGAAAACAAAATCACTCAAGCCGAGGCTGCTGAGAAACTAGGCTGGAAACAAAGTAACTTCAGCCACTACATAGCTAACATCAACAAGCTGAACCCGAACACGATATTCAAGCTATCGGTGTTCCTGCAAGTTGACCCAACAGAAATCGACCCTACTTGTTTTGATGATCTGCCGGACACTCGATTTGTTCGGGCTGAAACAACGTCAGGCACCAAGACAACTGAGCAACTTTGCGTGTCAGGCAAAGCCTTAACCGGTAACACCTACGCTTATCACCCAGACATGGGGTACAAACTACCAATGGGCTGCAAGATCGTAGCGGTATCCCCAAATCAAGCCAAAGCAAAACAGAGCAATCTGTTTCTTGTTCGAGAATCTGCAAAAGACCAATGGAAGCTACTAGAGCATAAGTCTCTACCAGATCTTCGCAAACTCTATAAAAACGTAAAAAGCGTTACGAATATCTACACATAGTTAGACATTAATGTTATAAAGTCGCTCGTAACTTAATAGTAGCATTTCTACTAAATTTATTTCCCCCTACCCGCACTAAGGACTGTTATGCAGCTAATGCTCGAAGAGAAATACGGCCCTTTTATGACGGTTGAAGATCTCGCCAATCTAGTGAAAACCAACAAGCAAACCATCTACAACCGGCTCTACAACGAGACGCTCGGCATACCACATTGGCGCATGGGCAAACGATACTTGTTCCCCACCGAGGGTGTAGAAATCTACATCAACCAAAGCATGAGCCCCGCCGCCAATGAATGACGGCGACATGGTGCATTCACCTGCGCACTATGCCGAAAGCGACATCGAGTGTATCGACGCAATGATCGCAGCGTTCGGTGCTGAAGCTGTCCAGATCTACTGCCGCCTTGCCAGCTTCAAGTACCAATGGCGTGCCGGAAAGAAGTTCGATGCCGATGAAGACCTTCGTAAGTCTATCTGGTACACGCGCTTTGCAATGGGCGACGACCCACGGGCTTAGAAGTTTTCGGCGTTTAGCTGCGTATACCGGCGCAGCGTCTCCCACTTTTTGTGCCCTGAGATGTGCGCTACTTGTGGTATCGAGTAGTTGTTTTCTCTGTCTTCAAACAATCGGCTAATCCCTTCGTGCCGTAGGTCGTGGAACGTCAGATCTTCAATGCCCACCCGCTTACATACCCGAGCAAACCTATCTGATATCGCCCCACTCGTCGCAGGCTTCCCAAACACATGATCAGGCCGTGTAGACAGTCGAATTCTGTTACGGGTTACCTTGCCAACCTTCTCATATTCACGCAGGAGCACCTCTCTCACGCCCTTTCTCATGGGTATTACGTGGTCTTTGCCCTGCTTGCGACCTGGAGTTCTTCTACTTTCGATAGCAATGGTGTGCTTGTCGAAGTCCACATTTGCCCAAGTTAGCTCATGGATTTCGCGCTGGCGCATACACGACTCCACAGCAAACTCGACCATCGGGCTTAACCAGTTGTTCCCAGACTCAGCGTTGTGCTGTCGCCCCACACCAGCCATTAGTTTTTCCCACTCCCCTTCCTGTAGTCGGCGTGTACGGCGCTTGCTACCTGCGACCAGCTTGAGTGAACCGAGCGTAGGCTGTGTAACCACAACGGGGTTCGCTGCTATCGGCAGCCTCCAGATAACAATGCCGTAATCGATAACCTGCTTGAGATAAGACATGTCTTTTTGCAGCGTTGATGCAGTGACCTTCTTGCGGCGCTGCTTGCCATAGTTGAGTAAGTATTGGGGGGTCAGGTCACTGAGCGTATCAGCCCCAAACTCACGAGCCATACGGCGTAGGCTTGCGAGCTTAGACCCAGACACTGGAGCTGTGTCCTTTAGTTCTTCGATGTAGTTGTAGATCAGATCCGACAGGTTGTGGCTGACCTGTGTGCGCTCATTAACGTAGACGCCTGCGTCCATCTGCATCTCGACCTTCATAGCCCATGCTTTCGCCGCAGATTTTGTTTGAAACGTCTTGGTGACCCGTGAATATCTAGCTTTCTTTATTGCCGCACGCCACTTATTGCCGCGACGTTCAAATGTAGCCATATCCTTGGCCCCCTAAAGTACACCTTTGGGGGAATCGTATTATAATAATTAATAAAAACATAGGGTTATATAGATCGCGGAGAGAATCCCTCTCTCTCCGCCATACAATATATTTCCCTTAAAAATCAGTAACTTAAAAAGACCAGAGCCGCTTTGGGGGCCAAAATTAAGTCTTTGTTTTTATTAGGTTTTATAATTTAGCCTAATCTGAAGTACACCAATGGGGGCCATTACTGCCGCCTTCTAGGACGGTGACTAGCCTTGCGTACCCGAGCAGTCTTCTTCGCTATCTTCTTGGGCTGTGCTGAGAACTGCTTGCCTTTCTTTGTGTCTTCTCGTTTCTTTTTGGAAGTGGCAGCGTACTCCTTGTCTGATAAAGCCGCTCTAGCCTTCTTCGGGAGATACCTTTCACCTGTTGCTTTCTTTCCTTGAGTTGAGTTTTTACCGGACTTCGTGCCCCAGTCTTCTTTAGTCCACTTCGACAGCGACTTTTGTGCCTTAGTCTTTGGGCCCGAGTAACCGCCACCGGCTTTCTTATAGCGCCGTGTCGCGATCTGCGCCTTACGTGCTGACCACTGCCCAGGCTTCCCGCCTGCAGATCCGGCCTTTACAGCCGCAACAATACGTTTCCACTTCGGTTCGTCAGTTCTAGCCATGTCTTAAACCAATAGATTAAGAGTTCTTGATGCCGCTAGCTGCTGCACCTCAACGCGCCCGTCTTTCGCGGTGTAAACAGTAGGCTGAATTGTCTCAATGGCTTCGCGTACTTGTTCACCCTCCCCACCTGTACGAAGTACTTCCTGCTTTTGAACAGCTACCTGCTTCCAGCTGACAGCCGCTGGTGCGCTTGTCATACTGACGTCCACTACTTTCTCCCGTGAGAACGTTGCACAGCAAAGTTAGCTGTCTTGCTTGCGCCTTTATGCTTCTTAAAACCCTCTTTGGGGTCTTTCATCACCTTCATTGTCCCGTTCGACTGCTTCATCCAGTGATAACCCTTAGGTGCTGCTACCTTCATACTGTTCTCCGATTCGTGTAGCCCTGCTTCTTAGTTTTCTTCTTCGCCATCTTCTTCATATTTCTGGGTGGCTGATTGATACATGAATAGCCCCTGTGCATAAGCACCTCCTACTTTTTGTTTGACCAAGCCTGCGCTCCGAAAAACGCGGCCAAGATACCGGCGACACTGACGAAGTAAACCGACGCCATGTCACCGAGAATTGATGCCGCTTGTTCCAGCCCAAACATACTGCTGGCTACGACAAGCGACGGGTAAAGCAGCATTCCCCACAACGCGAACCAAGACATGGCACGCTGCGCGTCTGCTCGCTCGTGACTGATCTTCAGTTCTTGCAGTTCTTTGCTTGTATTCAGCTCTTCGTCTGTGACGATCCCATCGCCATCAGCGTCGTAAGCCGCAAACTCACTGTCAGGCTCTAAGCGTTTGTTCATTAGGTAAATGCCCTGATGATTAAATAAAGAAGCCCTACCGCGAAGCCGCCGCCAACCACGAATGTCGTTCCGCCTACAAGAAGCTGGTTAATAAGTTTGTCGCGCTCTTTCTTCTTACGAACCAACATAGCCACATGTTTCTTTCTGGCTTCTTCCTGCTCGACTTTTGCTTTCTTGAACTCGTCCAATAATTTGGGGTCTGCCACCAGCAGGAGATCATTTACCGACTGCCAATGGCGTTCGTACTGCCTGCGAAGCATTTGAATCTTCAGCAGATCGTTTTGACTCAATGGGCTAAAGGTCGACGCCTTTCTGTCAACTTCAAACTGGTTTAGAGCTTCACCAAAGTCAGAGATCAGCCCCATCGCCTGCTGCACACCAGAGCCTGTCTCGTTCACCTGTGAGATCACGTTGTTGATTTGTGTCAACAACATGCCCGCTGCGGCTACCGATTCGATAACCACGGCTAACTCGGCGGATCAGGCCAAACCACATCTTCCAATGACGTGACGTGAGAAAAATCACTAGGGATATCGCGCAGTCGTTGCCGATACGTTTGCCATTCTGTTCGCTGTTCAGCAGTTAGCGGAGAATCTGGGAATTGTGTCCAGTCACATTTGGCTAGTCGCCCGTCTCTTATCGTCCGCGCACCCAGCCACGCCTCGGCCAAAAGCTCAGCGTCCGTTTGCACAATCTCGACGAACTCGCCATCAACTAACTTGTGCGTGTCATCACGCCAATCACCCGTATTGACGTACGCAGTCGTGCCTTCTGGGACAAGATTAAAATCGCATTCCTGACATATTCCAGTGCCTAAAATCGCGCCGGTTTTGTCATCGACGATTGCTCGATTGATCATTTTTTCACCTCCAGCGTGGAGATTGTCCGATCTGAGTAGTTTCCAAATTGATCCTGAACGTAGGCTTGGAGCGTGTATGTGCGAGACCCAACAGAAGTGTTCAAGTCCAAGAAGTTGAACGGAATAATGAACAAGTCAGGCGATTGGCGAACTGCCTTTGAACTAGACGTGAACAGCACGGTCGAACCACGCCGCAGCCGGAAACGCATAAGCGCTTGGTCGTCGTGAGATCGAACGGCAAAACTGCCTGAAATCAAAACCGGAGCGCCACTATACGTCCCTGTCAAAGTTTGAATCGTGGCAAAAGTGGTGTTGCTACTGCTACTAGCGACCTGAAGGTTGGCACTTGTTGTTATGGCGTTAGGGAACGTCACAGCTTGGTCTTGGATCTTTAGCGTGCTAACGCCCAGATTTTTAATCTGCGCTGTTCCAACACCCAAGTCTTTGATGATTACCGTAGGCACGCCATTGATGGTCTGAGACGTAATCGTTGAGTTGTCCAGTATCAGCTTTGACGCCTCGATGCTGTTGGCTCCGATGCGATCAGCGTCAATAGTCCCCGAAGTTATTTTCTCTGCGCCTAAAGTGCCAATCTTCGCATTAGTTATGGAGGCGTCTTTAATAGCAGCAGAT